ACGCTCGGGTTCATTTTTAGTGTGTAATAGCAAATCTCCGCCGGTATAATCTTCACTGTTTGAAAGTTGTATTGTTACACTGAGTTTTCTGGTACTGTTGCTTTGATATGCCATATCAATGTGTTTGCCATAAAATCCTTGATCTTCGGCAAGGTAGCTGGTAAATTGTAGACTTTGTATTTCCGTGAGATCGTAATTGAAAAATTGATTGTTGATGTTTTTCACACAAGTACCAATACGTTGGAATATCCAATTTGTATCTTCTAAGTCGCTGCGAATCCAAGAAATGGGACTGCGACGTATTTTGACTATTTTTTCAATGTCATCTTGAGATCGAACCAACTTTCCCACTGTGCCATAGGTAAGTGGACTGGATAAAATACCCTCAGTGCCAATTTCTATAATTTTATCACACTCTTCGGGGGTGAATAAGTTATGATAATACGCCCAATTTTCATTGGTTACACTGTCCAAGTGCCAATTGAAACTGCTGGCATAATCTTTGGTCATGTTGTACTTGCTTAGATATTTCTCATCAATTTTAGGAACATCGCCTATTATTTTGGCAGCTTTGGGCTTGCGCTCTCTGGCTGCGGCGGCGGGTGTTTTTTTTGTAATGGCGGTGTTTTTTTCTTCAGGCATTTTTTTCTAATCCTAGTAGGGGTCTTTGGTCAAACTTATAATTTCGATATATACCATTGGCATCAACATAGTGCAGAAATAACTGAATCTGTTGTTCGCCGGTATATGTTTCTCTCCAGTGCTCCACTTCGCAGCCTTTGTATACAACCAAATCTCCGACTTGTAGTGTGATTTTTTTATTTTCTATATAGAAAGGCCAGGGTTTGCCCTTTACATCCACGCACAATGTGGCACTGTACTGGCAACTGGGTCTATCCACGTGTTTACTCAACGTACTTCCTGGCCAATATATTCTACCATAAGTGTATGTGGGAAATAGTTCTAAGCCAGTGGTTTCTTCCATTAACGGCAACAAACTAACTGCCAGACTATCAAATGTGATTTCATTATAAAAAGAAAAACTTATGGGGCTTTGTTTGTCTCCGTACGCAGTTAAATCGTCTTCGGGGGTGTTATTTTTGTAATATTTTATTTGTTTATACATTAATACAGCATTTTTTAAAAGATCCAACGTGTCTGGACTGATAGCTTGGCGTACTATTCGATATGATTGTTTCATGTAGATATAAAAATTTTATTATATACTTATTCAACGCACTTGTCTACCCTATAAATCTCGCACAAACACTGGATTTGTACAGATGTTTGGATATTTTGTGATAATTATATATTTTAGGAAAAACTACGCTAAATACTTGCTAACACTGGATAAATCATATGTCATACGCGATATACTTAACTGACGGTACGCTATTTGCTACCATACCTGACGGCACTATCAATCAACAAAGTTCTGTAACCCTTATAGGGCAGAACTATATTGGATATGGAGTGCTACAAGATACTAATTTTATACAGATGTTGGAAAATTTTTCCAGCACAACAGCGCCAACAAATCCTCTGACGGGACAGTTGTGGTTTAATTTGAACACCAAATTGCTGTCAGTGTATTCTGGATCAGGCATTGGTTGGGTAAACGTTGGTGCTTATGGTAATGCCAATGTAGCCAGCTTTTTAAGTAATTTTGGATCTAACAACATATCCACTACAGGCACAGTCACTGTGGGCAATTTGTCTGCGGCAAATAATATTTTTGCTTCAGGTAATGCTTCCGTCGCAGGTAACATTTCTGTGTTGAATAATGCTTCTATCTCGGGTAATGCTTCCGTAACAAATAATGTTTCTGTAGCAAATAATGTTTCTGCGGTGGGTAATATTATAGGTAGTTATATTTTAGGTGATGGATACTACTTATCAAACATTAATTCTGGTAATATTACAAATTCTTATGGTAATGCCAATGTAGCCGCTTACTTGCCAACATATTCAGGTAGTTTTACAGCCAGCACCGTAAGTGTTACAGGCAATATCACTGGCAGTTATATCTTGGGCAACGGCAGTCAGCTGACCGGATTACCAGCAACTTATAGCAATTCTAATGTGTCGGCTTATCTAGCTACATTTTCGGGACCCATATCAGCAACTAACATAAGCGCCAGTGGAAATGTACTGGCAACTAATGTAAGTGCTTCGGGCAATATCATAGGAAACAGTTTATTTGTATATGGATCAGGTAATATACTGGGCAACTTGAATGTTCAAGGAAATATTACATTTATTGACAGTAATGTTATTGTTACCAATGACTTATTCGTTGATTTGGCTAATAATCAATCAACATTTGCCAACATTAATGGCTCGGGTTTACACGCAGGAAACACAGGTTCGGCAACTTTGACCAATTGGACCTACAGCGCATCGGCCAATGCTTGGAGTACCAACGTTGGTGTCAGCGCAACTGGCACAGTTACCGGTGGCAATGTGGTAACTAGTGGATTGGTATCAGCTGGCGGTAATGTTACCGGTGGCAATGTGGTAACTAGTGGATTAGTATCAGCTGGCGGTAATGTTATTGGTAATTATTTAATAGGTAACGGAAGTCAAATAACTGGATTACCTGCTGGATATTCTAATGCCACTGCGGCTAGTTTTTTAGCTAATTTTGGATCAAACACAATTTCAACAAGTGGTGGTATCACTGGTGGTAATATCACTGGCGGTAACATTAATATGACTGGCGGATTTTCAATAAGACAATCGGGCAGTAAACTTTATTTTTATTATAACTCTACTGCTATTTTGTCACTGGATTCGGGTGGAAATCTTATAGCCTTGGCTAACATGACTGGATACGGAACACCGTAATGGCTATACCTAGTTCGGGTCCTATTTCTTTAGCAACTATAGCAGGGGAATTTGGCGGCGGAAACCCGATTTCTTTAAGTTCTTATTATAAAGGTGGAGCTTATGTAAAAACTACTGATACCGCGCCTAATGTGCCTACTAGCGGAGCAATAAGTGTTAGCAACTTTTACGGCGCCGCAAAATATATACCAACAGCCAAATTTGTTCAGTTTACTTCTAATGGATCGTATACTATTCCAAGTACAGTAGTGGGTTCAATAAAATATATTGTCATTGGTGGCGGTGGTGGTGGGGGTCCAAGTTGGGATGAAGGTGGTGGGGGTGGTGGCGCCGGCGGTGTGGTAATTGGAGGTGTAACTCCATTACCCGGCGAAGTTGTATCTTTCACTATTGGAGGCGGTGGAGGTGCCGGTGGAGGTAATGGGGGAACAACTACTATTAGTTCAACTTCAATTGGATCAAAATCTGCTTATGGTGGCGGAGGAGGAGATCCCTCTGCTAATTGTTACAATTATGGCGGACACGCAGGTGGATCAGGCGGCGGTGGAGACCGCGGAACTTTAGGCGGAAGCTATACACAGTCATATCCCAATTATGGAAACAAAGGCGGCTACGGAGTTTGGTCTGACAACGCCGGCGGCGGTGGCGGAGGAGGAGCCGGACGTCCAGGTGGATTGTACACCACTAAGTGTATTAATCAGGAAGGTTCATACAATTATCAATACTGCCGTTCGGCGGGTAATTACACTTATGCCAGCACAGCTGGTGTTTTCTGGCACGGTGTTCAAGTTGCTCCGTATATGTGTCAATACTATGCCATGTCAGTGCAAGGTACTGATGGAAAATACTACATAGCAGGAAATTTAGAAAATGTATGCTGCGGCGGGTGTTGTTCCACTTACTACAATCAAGTGGCTCAGTCAACTTTAAATCCTGGCGCATTTAGTCGTACACGTGGTGGTGGTGGTATTTACAATCCTATAAGTGGTAGTACTATTGGTAATTACAACGGCACAGGATATGTAATAGCTCAAGGCGGTAAGGGTGCTTTCATTGGTTGTTGCGTGATTCAGGGAAATACTGGATCTGGGTTTGGTGGGCAAGGAGCTGCAGGTTATCCCAACAGAACTCCGGGTGCTTATCCGGGTGCCAGCGGCAGCGTGATTATATCTGGAACTTGGTAAAGGTTAAATTGTGGAAATTCAAAATTACTTAATTTTAGAAAACAACGTAGTAATAAATCTCGTAGTGTGGGACGGCAATACAGATACGTGGACACCTCCCGAAAACACCACTTGTTTGGTTCAAGCTACTACACCAGCTATGATTTGGCAATATAATAACCCAACATGGGTATTAACAGAAGTAATGGGCGCTGGTCAAATAGGATTTACTTGGGACGGTGTAATTTTAATGACCAATCAGACCAACCCTGCGCTTAACAGCAAAATCAAAAATTAAATCTTAAACAGTTGCAAATTATTTTCAATTTGCATCAACGGTTCGTCCCAAGCACCTATATCGGGCTGACGGAATATACGGCAGCTGGGATACCAAGGGCTGTCATTACGTTTAAGTAACCAACGCCAATCTTGTCCAAACTGATTGAGTGGCAGCCAAAATGGTCTGGCTAATGCTCCGGTCAAATGGCCCACAGCAGTATCTACAGCAATGACTAAGTCTAGATTCATTATAAGGCCTGCGGTGTCATTCCAATTGGATATAGTGCCAGGATACGCTTTGACTCCCTGTGCTATTAGTTGGCTTTCTTCTTCGGCAGTACAGTCAACTTGTAGATTGATCCATTCATATTGTGGATTGCGTTGTATCAACCCAAATATCTTTTCAAAAGGCACTGCTTTGTGCTGATTGATCCAGCTGTCTCTGCGCCCGCTCCAGCATACACCCACTCTAAGTTTAGTTTTCTTGCCCAAACGGTCTTGCCAAGCCAGTCTACAGTCTTTGCCTGGTGTAAGATACTGCAGTTTATGTGGCAGATTCTTATACGTCACTCCTAGAAATCCTGGAATACTCATGATAGGACTCCAGTAATCAAATTTAGGCAAAGGATCGTTGTTGCCCAACACAGTAACTGCCGACATAAATGAATTTTCCAACAGGGGTTTGAGGTTATAATCCACACAGATGTATACATTTGCCCCCATGAAAACCAACTGTTCGGCAAATCTACAGAACTGTATGTTGTCACCGTGGCCTTGTTCCCCGGTTATCAGTATAGTTTTACCTTTTAGATCCTGCCCCTCCCATCGAGGTTCACTAAATTGTGGCAGTTTACCATCTAAATGTTCAAATTTCCAACGTTTTTCGTACTGACGCCAGCCTCTGTCTAAATCTCCTGCTAGTAAGTAAGCTACGGCTAGATTAAATTGCGCTACAGTGTCGTTGGGATTGAGGTCTATGGCATTTTGTAAAAATCCATAAGCTCTTTCGGGAAATCCCATTTCTCGAACCACGTTGCCGTAATTGTTATAAGCGGCACCCATGTCAGGGTTTTCTAAAAAAGCCTGAGCATAGCAGGCTAATGCTTGTTTTGGTTGGCTAATAGATCGATAGTGATTGCCATGTGCTATAAGTTCGTCGGGGGTCATAGTCAATATTTAATCTAAATTAAGCACCCCTGTAAAAAAACTGTTATTTTATAAATACTATTAACGTAATAATGCGTTTTATGCTGAAAGGGTAACCCAACAGCGTAGCGGCTAAAACCCGCATAGGACTTCTTTAAGGAGAAAAAAAATGGGGCGTCCACTTAAAATTAAAAAATCCACAACCAAGGATATTGGTTTCAATAGTTTCGCAAATTTAGACGTTGCGACTCAAGCCATTCCAGTTGGAATGACAACTTCAGAATTTTTAGGAGTAGTTGGCGGAAGTAACACCAATGTGGCTACTTCTTCATACCCTGTGGTGGCTATAACAGCTAATGTCAACGGTCAAAATGGCGCAGCACACATCATCACGCAAAAAGGCCAGATTAAATATTTGGTAGCCGGCGAAGATTCTGTTACTGCCGGTAGTTTTACTCCGGGCTTTTCGTATCAAATTCTCACTTTAGGTACTACAAATTGGACAGCAATTGGGGCTGGAGTAAATCCACAAGTTGGACAAGTATTCACAGCGACAGGGGTGGGTTCTGGTACTGGTACAGCCAGTGATGCTGGTCAGTGTATACTAACAGCCAATTCTTCTATATCTAGCGGACAGATGAATATGACGTTTAACGTCAACGGAAACACAGTGTACGCTAGTAGATTGACTAACAAATACATATTTGATAGTTCAAATAATCGTTATGCTGTTAACTTCTTTGTAGCTGGTGAGTCAGTGGGAGTACCTTTGGCTAACGTGGCTATTGCCGATACAGCGGGCAATATTACTTGCAACGTAGCCAATGTTACAGTTGGGCAGATTGTTACGGTTTCCGGATCATTTGCCAATGCTTCTGGCACAATCAGTGGCTATGCTAATCCTACTAATTATTATGTTCTTGCTACGAGTAACGGCAATGCTATTACTTTGGGTACTGGATATGGTTCTGCTAATATTGTAACTACGGCAGGCAATACCACTGGCGTTACCTTTACACTGGCTGCTTCAACTACAGCTAAATCAGGAGCTGACGCAGTTACTTGGTCTGGCAACAATGCTTACTTGACACTAGCACAAGTATCTAGCTACACATCATAATTCGACTACTATTAAAGTAGCTATTTAGATCCCCGTCACAAGCGGGGATTTTTTTTATGTTTCTAACAATCATAATCCAACATAAATAGTAAAAAGGATTCTTTCTGATGGCTTCTGTTAAAAACGTAAACACTGATTATACACTTAACGTGGGTACACCCTACGGAAATGGCATATTTACTATAAATGCCCAAACGGTGTTTAACGGAAATGTAGTCTATACAGTGCCTTCAACAACTTCTAGCCCTTTTCTTACTGTGGCGGCTAACAACACTGGTACTTTACAAGACATGGGCATATTAGCTCAAACCAGTTCTAACACATTTTCTGGATTGAGATTTGATGTAGCATCTAACACTTGGCAAGTAAGCTCAAGTGTATATTCTAACGGTGCGCCTATAACTAATTATTTGTCAATTACAACTGGACCAGGCGGAAACAACACACAACTTCAATTTAATAATCATGGTAATTTCGCAGGTAGCAACAATCTTACATTTAACAGTTCGGCTAATTTGTTAGCTTTGCTGGGTAACGCCAGTATAGCAGGAAATGTAGTGGCAACAAATTTTGTGGGAAATTTTGCGGGAAATATAACCGGACCTATACCAGCCAGTGCTAACATACTTTATGTGGCTAAAAATGGCAATGACAGCAACGACGGATCGTTGAATTCACCTTATCTCACCATCAAAGCTGCCTTGGCTGCGGCTTATAATATCAAAGGTAATACAGGAGGTATAGCCATACACGTGGCACCGGGACTTTATCAAGAAGTATGTCCCATGACCATTACTCCAAACATATCATTGATGGGCGACAACTTGCGTAGTGTACAGATTGAACCAACTGACCCTGCCCAAGATATATTTTACATGACCGGGGGAACTTACGTCTGGGGCATTACAGTACAAAATTATAAATCCAATGCGTTTAGTTATAATCCTGATGGCAGCACTTGTAACGTTTATGGTAGTATATATGTTTCGCCATATATCCAAAACATAACCAGTTATACCAGCTATCCAAGCGGCCCAGGTGGTACTTGTGTTGTGATTGACGGCAGTTTAGTTGATGACTACAGTACCAAGGCTATGATTTTAGGATTCATGACAATTATCAATCAAAACGGTATTGGGTTGTCTATTATCAATGCTGGGTACAGTCAAGCAGTTAACATTTATACTATATTTTGTCATATTGGTGTACAAGTAAATTCAGGCGGATTTGTCACGCTCAATGCCTGTGATACCAGTGTGGGAAATTATGGATTAATTGCTGATGGTGTGGGCAACGTACAAACTGCGGGCTATACGGTTGGCAGTAGCACCAGCGGCACTTTCCGCGTTTCGTCGTTGACAAACGGGCAACCTGATGTCAATACAGTTATGACAATTCCTGGAAATCCCAATTACTATAGTATAGATACTATTATTCCAGTTGATGCCAGTACTTTTGATGTTGTAGTACAACAGATATATACAGGAACATTGGAAGATTCTACTCCTGTGACATTTTATAATCGCAGTGCTATTATTGCCAGTGCTCATACATTTGAATACGTGGGAGCAGGAACAACTTATTTGGCACTGCCGCAATACGGCGGAATTCCTATAGAAGCCAATGAAGTGATACAGACTAATGGTGGTGTGGTAACATTTACCAGTACTGATCAAAAGGGTAACTTTAAAGTTGGAAGTGGTTTTACTATTAACCAAGCTACGGGAACTATTACAGGAAATGATTTTTATCAAAGCTTATTTGCTCAAATGACACCATATATTTTAGCACTAACAAATTAACATAAGGAAAGACTATGCCGGGCGCATTAAATAATTTTAAAACAACAGTAGCTAATGTAACTACTACTACAACTTCGGTGTATACTCCTCCTGCGGGATATGCCACAGTAGTATTGATGGCACAGGTAAGTAATACCGGAAACGCTACCATACAGATATCATCAGATGTTTTGCGTTCGGGTGTGGCTACATCGTTGATATCCAATGCCAGTGTGCCGGTAAGTGATGCCATAAGTGTTATAACTGGAAGATTGATATTAAACTACGGTGATTCTATGCAATTTACATCCAGTGATGACACTAGTGCCCAACTAGTGTTGAGCTATTTAGAAACTTTGGTAACAAACTGATAATATGACAGTTAATTCAACACAACTTCTCAGCGGTCGTTCAAAAGTAGTTGATTACGGCAATCTTACAGCCGACAGATATCAATTTTTGGCATTAGGACAAGCTGAACCCAATCTAGGTCCGGGCGATGCTAATAGTGTATTGACACTTGCCGCCGACAATACTAGAGTGTGGGCCAATAGCCTGGCACTTACAACATTAACAACTAGTGGAAATATATCGGCAAGTGGAAATATATCAGCCAATTACTTTTTTGGCAATGGCAGTCAGTTGACTGGCATAACTAATGCCAATGTCAATTTAATATTTAATGGTACTAGCTACGCAAATATTCCTGTAGCCAACGGTAATTTAGTTATAAACACTTCTGGACCGCAGTGGATATTTGAAACTAATGGTAATTTGTCATTTCCCAACAATGCGGCCATTTACAACAGTGCCAACGCACTGGCTCTAGTATCAAATAATGGTAACTACACGTGGCTATTTGATAATAACGGAAATTTGTCTTCGCAAGGCAACGTATATGCAAATATTTACTACGGTAACGGAAGTCAACTTACAGGTGTAATAGCCAGTTCTGCCAATGCCAACTCTCTAACTGGTAATACACTAAGCAGCAATATTACTAATTCTAATTTGACCACCGTTGGCAGTTTGGCTAACCTAACAGTCGCTGGCAATATCACTGCTACTGGTGATGTCACTGCTACTGGTAATATTTCTGGTAACTATTTTATAGGAAATGGCAGCGGCCTAACCGGAGTAACTGGAAATATAACATTCGATAATGTTACAGTCAGTACTAGTATACTAAATGCCAATATTATCTTGGCCCCATCGGGCAATGGCGTAGTTACTATAGCCAACACTGCTGGAGGAGCTACTGGAATACAATTGGGATCTAATACCGCAGGTCAGTTAGTCAGCAACGCTCTTACACTTATGACCAATACTTCAGTGACCAATAGCATAGCAGAATTAAATGCAGTATTGGGCAGACTAGTGCCACCAGCACCGCCTAATTTTCCGGGAGGCGCAACTCTCAGTATTACCTCATCAGTCACTGGGGCTAGAATGTGTTCGGGTTTTACTCAGCCAGACAATACCACTACAGGAAATAAGGCAGTTGCTGCCGGCACGGTGGTATCGGCTGTTAGATCCAGTGCGTATTCTACTAACACTATATCAAATACAGGACCGGGAGATTTGGGTACTATAGCAGTATATCTAAATTCAAACACAGCAGGCAATGTCACTCTCAATACCAATGCCAATCCCAGCGGAAATGGCACACATGGCAATCTTGTAATAACCAATAATGAAGATTATCATGTGGCAAACAGCAGTGTAACTCCTGGTTTTTGGTATGTTTTTTCAGCACAAGCTTCGGGTTTGGTGCCTAGCGGATGGAACGAAGTTTATATAACAGACTCGGCAGCAATGGCAACAAACACACCTGTGTGGTATTATGACAGCAGTACAGCAACAGCTCCTGTGTTTAGTCAAACCAGTTTTACCGCTTGTGCTAGTCCGTCAATTACATATTCTAGTACTATTCCTCACTATAATTCCGGAACTAATTTTGTTGCTCAATTTAGCGTTAATAATCTCAGCGGAAATATGTATCCAAACAATGGAAATTTATTAACCAACACAACTACAGCTGGTGGAGCGTTTCAAGCTCCTGTGACGGTCAGTTATAGCAGTGCCAATGTAACAGTACCGTTGCCGCAAAATTTATACGTGGCATCTGGAGTGGCAAATGCTGTCACAACTGCTACTGTAATTTCGGGTTTTGGCAGTAATGGCACAGGACCACAAGTATCGGTAACTAACAGTTACAATTCTACTTCCTATACATTTACACCAACTGGAACAGTTCTTTATAAAACTGGAACTAGTACTGCTGTAGACGAAAGCAATATAGTAGTAGCCAGTGCTATAGGATCAGGTTCGGGAAATGCTTTTAGAATTGTCAATCCAGGTACAGGAAATACTCCTGTGTTTACTGGCACAGAGGCCGCATTTAATAGCCAAACTGGGCCGTTTTATACATATGATGCCACTGTAGTGGGACAGGGTAGCCAAGGAGTACTGTTATTCAACAAAACTAATTATAGCAATGGATCTTATCTGCCAATTGGTCCAAATTTAGGCGCACAGGATAATGTGCAATATTTTACTTTTAAATTTGTACGTTCTGCTACTAGCAAATTTGACCTACAGTTAACAGGAACAGTGGGCGGTGTATGGGTAGCACTGCCTGGCAGTGTATTTGATACCAATATAAGTGGAGTTGGCCCAACATCTGATATCAACGGCTGGCTAAACATGAGTTTGCCTTATAATGGATCAGGGAGACCTGGGGCAATTACAGCAAATGGTGGTAACGGATCAGACGGTTGCGCCGTAGGCGGAATAATTCCGTTAAATACAGCCATAAGCGGCAGATATACTTGTACATTTGGAACAGTAAGTAGTTCTTCTACTAGTTCAAACGAGATATATGTTAGAATCAGACTTACTAGCGGGCAGAGTGTTACCGCTTTACAATTACAAACAGCGAGTAACTAATGACCATAGCACAAGCACAATACGTTGACCTATTAGTTAAAAAACTCTACGGAGTGGCTACCACCGATACTGCGGTCAACAAAAGTCCCAGTAACGAATCCATACCAAGTCCCGAATTAAATCGCGGAGATACAGTATGGACCCAGGCTAATCAGATACCTGTTACAGCGGCTAATATAGCAAATTTGGTATTTCAATACGGAAATAGCAATCCCATACAGTGTACCCCTGATACTACTACTGTGCCTATACCCAATTATCTAGGACAGAACATATATCCCACTTGGTTGACTAATGTGCCTGAATGGATACCTCAAGAATTTGGGGCCAGTTATACTGTTACGGCTTATGTTGGACCTGCTAACATAGCCAATTTAACCACAGGCAACGTGACTTTTATATCTAGTAACGGTGAAGGCGGCACTTTTCCAGGAGAATATTACTTTGATTATCAAGCTGGTCTTTTGAATTTTATAGGCAACACCATTCCCAACTTATTAACCACGGGAAATGTAGTTTATATAACTGGCTACAAATACACAGGGTTGACAGGAGTAACAAATCTCCCCGACAATACAAATATTGGCAATATTATAATAGCCAACACCACAATATCATCTAACTCTGCTAATGTAGTGGCGTTTGGCGGCAACGCAGGAGTTGGTATTCCTGCGGGAAATACAGCCCAACAGCCGGTAAATCCTGCAATTGGAACTACTAGATTCAATACTATTTTAAATGCTTTAGAAACATGGAGTGGCAGTTCTTGGGTATCAGGTGGAGGCAGCGGAAATTCAACTCCTGGTACTATTACCGATCAACAGATAAGCCCAGATGGTACTAGCAACAGTTATTCTCTTACACAGTCGTCAACAAGTTCGGGAGTATTGGTATCAATCAACGGAATAAGTCAGCTTCCCAACATATCTTATTCAGTGTCGGGCAATACCATAACATTTAATCAAACACCCACCACGCAAGATATTATAGATATAAGATTTATCACATATTTTAACTCAGTGTCAACACTAAGTAGTCCTACTGGCAATAGTTCTGTAACTATAACAAACTCGGGAAATATAAATTTTTCCACTTCAAACGTTACCGCCGCAATATTAAACACCGCAGGAACGCTGGACATTAGCCAAGGACAAAGTATTAAACTGCCCAGTTATACGGTGTCTCAAACTGCCAATATTTCTGGCCCAACAGCAGGTCAAGTGATTTATGTGTCAAATGGCAACGCAGGAAACCCCAGTTTAGCAGTCTATGATGGCGCGTCTTGGAAGCGTGTAACCTTAGGTGCAACTATCTCGGCCACATGATTTTTACCAAATAGTCATTTTAGTGTTGTGTCATAAATACATATACACACCCAGGAGACTAACGTGGCGGGAAACTTAACCAGAATTAATAATAATCAAATCACTGATGCGATCAGTGGTAACTCGTATGTTGGTATCAATGCCAACACGAAAGTTCAATCATATTCGATAACATCGACATTATTGGCAAACAATCTTACTTACGGATCTGATCTTACGATTTCGGGTAATTTAAGTGTAACAGGAAATGTTACAGCGATTGACAGCACTTATGTAACCGTTGAAGATCCATTGATCGTACTGGCGTCTAATAATTCTGGAAACAGCGTAGATATCGGCTACATAGGTATACGTGCTGGATCCAACGTAGCCATGGTGTGGCGTGAAAGCGAGCAGGCTTTTGTCACAGCATTTACAACGAGTGGTATTGGTGATACCACTACAATAGCTCTTACTGGTTATGCAGACTTACACACAGCCAATGCTAATATTGGCAATTTATTAACAGCATCTTCAAATGTCACAGTGGTCGGAAACGTGTTGGGTAATCTCAATGTTACTGGATATTTAAACAGTGGAAACGTAACCACTGGTGGATTTGCATCCGCCGCAGGCAATGTCTACGGTAATAATGTTTTTAGTTTAACTGATTTAAGTGCCGCGGGCAATTTATACGCAAACGCCATACCTAATCCTATCACAACTAACGATTTATCTGTAACTGGTCAGGTATTTGTTGATTGGTTGTACGGCAACGGTGCTCCTCAGCCAGGAGCAGGTATTGTGGCCAGTACAGCTAACATTTACGATATTGGTGAAGCTTCGTCGGCATTTGCCAACGCTTATTTTAACGGCAATGTTTATGCGGGAAATATTGTAACCGGCGGACCAAGCGGTAACATTAGCGGAGCTAACGTAATTTCAGCAACAACTATAACCGCAACTGGTAACGTTGGAGCAGGTCAATTCTTATTTGGTGACGGATACTATATTTCAAACATCAATGCTGGCAACGTAAGTTCAACCAAAATATTTAATGGCGGAAGCTATGCCAACATCGCGTCATCAGATGGAAATTTAGTAATAGCTATAGGCGCTAGTTCCAACATTGTAGCAACTTATTACGATCAGGGTGTAAACTTCAGTACAGATGTCAGTGCTACAGGAAATATTTTTGCTTATTTAGACGTCAGTGCTGGTGGAAATGTTAATGGTAATAATGTAAGTGCTATTGGTTCGGTATCGGCTGCTAATATTGTTGATTCAGCACTGGGCATGGGTCAGGTAGTGTATGCTGGCGCAAGCGGCTTGTTATCTGGTAATAGTGGTTTAATTTATGACGGAAGTAATTTAACAGCTACAGGCACTGTGTCTGTAGGTAATCTTACATCGACTGGTAATGTTTACGCCGCTTATTTGGTAACTCCAAACACAGTGGTTAACGGCGGAGTAAGTTCAAGCGGAAATATTATAGCGGCTAATTTTGCCACATCGGGTTCTGGTGGTAATATTACCGGAGCCAATGTAATAGCAGCAACTACATTGACTGCAACGGGAAATGTGTATGGTCAGTACTTGGTAACTCCAAACACAGTGATTAACGGCGGTGTTAGCACTAGCGGAAGTATTACTGCTGGTGGAAATATATTAGGAAATTATCTAGCATCTACGGTAGATATCAGCGCAGGCGGAAACCTCTACGCAGGCAATATTTTAGCCATATCATCTGGAGCGATTAGCACAGGCGGAAACGTAACTGGCGGCAATGTGTTTTACGGTACAGGTGTACTGTCTGGAACAGGCAATGCCAATGTTGGTAATTTATTAACTGGTGGACTGATAAGTGCTTACGGTGATATATTAACTAGTGGCAATTTAAGTGCTACAGGTAATACCATAGGTAATGTAGTTATAGCACAATATGATATTACTGCAGGCGGAAATATCACAGCTGGACCAACTGGCAATGTTTCAGGTGCCAATGTGGTTACTCCTAACTTGATATCAAACGGTCAGTTGGCATTTATTGCCAATGCGTCTGGAATACAATTTAGTACTACAGGTAATGTCAATATGGGTAATACATTTATTACCAATTTGGCTGGACCTCCGGTAAATGCTCAAGATGCTGTTAATAAAGCATACGTTGATGGTGTGGCCAATGGACTACAGGTTAAGGCATCAAGTAATGTGGCAACAACTGGAAACATTTTAGCCACAACTGGCAAGAGCTATACATATAACAACGGTACTGATGGGGTTGGAGCTACTATAACATTTTCTACTCCAGGTGTTATAACCATAGATGGTGTGACACTAACATCAGGCATGCGTGTTCTTATTAAAGATGAACCACTAGTAGCACCAGTACCAGGAGGTGGCACACCTTCCGCAGCCTATAACGGTATCTATACAGTTACAACAGCAGGTTCTATCAGTGCAGCTTTGATTTTAACACGTAGTACAGATGATGACACTCCAGCATTAATGTACTCTGCTTATACATTTATTATAGCAGGTGGTAGTGTAAATGGATTAACAGGATGGGCCAGCACAAATACCCCAACTAGTTCAGGCGATCCAATTGTGGTTGGTACAACGCTTTACTACTGGTCACAGTTTTCTCAAGCAGGATCATATAGTGCTGGAAATGGTTTAAGCTTAACTGGCACACAGTTTAATGCTTTAACTGACGGGTTATCAACATATATCAACAGTAATAATCAAATTGCTGTATATGGAAACATAACTTTATCCACACCAAGCTTGGGCAACGCGGCATTTGACAGCTTGTCATTGACAGGCAATGGTACAGGAGCTATCACAGCCAACAATATCAACGGTGTACAAATAAGTGGCAGTGGCAATATCTTAACTAGCATGAATTTAAGTGCCGCAGGTAACGTAAGTGGTGATTATGCTTATTTTAGTAGCGTAGGAAATACTTCAGTTCCGTTTGGTAATACAGATGGATCTCTAGGAACAGATGCCAACTTGACTTATACATATAATACTGGTGTATTGACCAGCCATATTTTCTCTGCTGACGGAAATGTAATTGGCGGCAATATATTAACTACTGGTATTGTAAGTGCGTCTGGTGACGTATACTCGGCTAATGTGTGGGCTAATGGTTTGATCAGTGCGTCTGGTGATGTATACGGAGCTAATTTCTGGCCAACAGGCAATATAGTACCAACACAAGACAGCATATACAGTTTGGGTAATTCAACTAGTGCTTGGTTAAGTTTGTATGTAAGCGGAAGTACAATATTCTTGGGAAATATACAGCTCAAACAAAGCGCGGCAAATACGTTAACGGTAACAGCATCCGATGGTACAACCAACGCTGGTATAGTAGTATCCAATGTCAGTGCTAGTGGCAATATCAGCACTATGGGTAATGTCATAGCTGGAAATTTACGTACTACTGGAGAAGTAACAGCGCAAGGTAATGTAACGGGCGGTAACATATTCACTGGTAACATTGTAAGTGCTGGTGGTAACGTAATTGGTGGTAATGTAACCACAGTGGGATATGCTAGTGCAGCTGGTAATGTTTACGGCAATAACGTATTGTCAAACGTATTAGTCAGTGCTGGTGGTAACGTAATTGGTGGTAATGTAACCACAGTGGGATATGCTAGTGCAGCTGGTAATGTGTATGGCAATAACTTATTGTCAAACGTATTAGTCAGTGCTGGTGGTAACGTAATTGGTGGAAACATATTAACTGGCAATATTGTAAGTGCTGGTGGTAATATTACTGGTGGAAACATATTAACTGGCAATATTGTAAGTGCTGGTGGTAATGTTTATGCTAATGGGTTTATAACAGCTAATACATCTATTAACGGTGGCGTAGTTACAACAGGCGTAGTAAGTGCCTTGGGTAACATACAAACTGGCAATTACTTTATCGGTGATGGTTACTATATCAGTAATATCAATCCTGGCAATGTAAGTTCAAACAAAATATCTAGCGGCGGAAGCTATGCTAACATTGCCACAGGTGATGGAAATTTAGTAATAGCAATAGGAGCTGGTTCTGACATCGTAGCAACTTATTACGATCAGGGTGTAAACTTCAGTACAGACGTTAGTGCTACGGGAAATATTTTTGCTTATTTAGACGTTAGTGCTGGCGGAAATGTTACAGGCGGAAACATATTGACTAACGGCATTGTAAGTGCCATGGGAGATATTAATACCAGCGGTAATATAAGTGCCGCAGGCAATCTAGCAGTAGGCAATACTCTGTTTGTGGATGTTGCCACAAACACAGCAAGTTTTGGTAGCAACGTACAAACAACTGGTGCTGTGGTAGCGTTTAACGCCACTAATTCAATCTTGATACCGGTTGGTAACACAGCGCAACGTCCAGGAACACCTTCTACTGGTATGTTACGTTATAACAGTACTATATCACAAACAGAAGTCTGGAATGGTGCGGCTTGGGTAGCAGTAGGTGGATCTAGCTATACTGTAATTGCTAATGAACAGTTTAACGGTGACGGGACAACTACAACATTCACATTAAGCTCAACACAAACTACAGATAGCTGTATTGTAACTATCAATGGTATTGTACAGATTCCAACTACAGCGTATAGCGTAAGCGGAACTACATTGACATTTACAGAAGCTCCAATGACGGGTGATACTATAGATGTTCGTGAAATAACTACAACTACCACAGTTACAGCTATTTCAAATAGTTCAGGAAATGCTATAGTTTCTGTATCCGAAACAGTGGGCGAAGTTGACATTACTGGTAATTTGGTAGCACAGCTTAACTCCGCGGCACCAACATTGGGAGTAAATAGCACTATGTCATTCCAACTAGTAAGTGATACAAGTTTGAAAGTGTTAGTGCGTGGAACTGATGGAACTACAAGAAGCGTAACGTTGACCCTAGCATAATACTGTAAAAAACAGTATCACAGTGCTGTAAAGATAGGACCACTGGTCCTATCTTTTTGAATAAATACTATTAATTAATTGGGACAACAATGGGCTTAACAAGAATACGCGCCGAGCAAATATCAGACATAGATTACAAACAGGCAGTAAGGGCTATAGAGCTTTCTAACGTAAATCTATCTGGTGGAGCTCCCAGTACTGTTGATGGAGTATCACTCAACAATGGCGATAGAATTTTAGTTGCAGGACAAACCAACGGTGCCGATAACGGAATATATTACGTTGTTTCGGAAGGAACTGGATCTAGTGGAGTTTGGCAACGTACAGTAGATGCTCAATCGGGCGATCTCAACGCTGGATTTATTGTAATGGTCACAGAAGGAAGCACATACAATGATACTTCCTGGAAATTGGTAACAAATGATCCCATAGTAGTAGGCACAACACCTTTATTATTCTTACAAAATACTGGAAATAGTTTTAGTATTATAAATGTAATAGGTTCGGCTAATGTAGTAGCCAACGCAGTAAGTAGTACTGTAAGTTTCGCCAGCGGAAATAATTTTTCAATTACAGGCAACAACGCCGCCGATATTATCACATTTAGTGTTTCAGACAGTCCAAGTTTTATTGGCAACGTATCTGGAAATTACTTTATAGGTAATGGTAGTCAATTAACCGGTGTTAATGCGTCTAATTTCAATGCTAATAGTTTAGTGGGCAATACTTTAAGTTCAAATGTAACTTTCAGTAGTTTAACTGCCGTGGGCAATTTAAGTTTATTAACCGTAACAGGTAATGTCCAAGCAGGAAATGTATTAACAGTGGGATTAGTCAGTGCTACGGGTAATGTCACTGGCGATTATGTACTGGGTAATGGTTATTATCTCACTGGTGTAGCCATGAACTACGGTAATAGTAACGTAGCCAACTATCTTCCAACTTATAGCGGAAATCTCACAGCTGGCAATATCAGTGCCACTGGAAATATCGCTGGTAATTATTACGTAGGTAACGGATATTACTTAACTGGAATTCAAAGCAATTATGGCAATGCCAATGTAGCTGACTACTTACCAACTTATACTGGCAATTTAACTGCCGGCAATACCAGTTTTAGTGGTACTGTGGTTGGTGCTTATTTTACAGGGGACGGAAGTAATTTATCAGGATTAGCTGGCAGTAATGTAACAGGTACTGTAGCCAATGCTACTTACGCTGTGTCTGCTGGATACGCTGCCACCGTCACTGCCAACACACAGGCAAATATCACTGGTCTTGGTACATTGGGCAATCTTACTGTAACAGGCAACACACGTTCGGGCAATTTATTAACACCGGGCTTGTTGTGTGTTACTGGTAACATACGTGGTGGCAACGTCACTAGTGAGGGGATTGTCACTGCCATTGGTAATGTATATGGCAGCTATATCTTTGGTAACGGTAGTCAGTTATCGTCTATATCAGGATCCAGTGTTACAGGCACAGTGGCCAATGCCACTTACGCTGTGTCGGCTGGGTATGCGGCAACAGTTACTGCCAACAGTCAACCAAATATTACATCTGTAGGTGCTTTAACTAGTTTATCGGTTACTGGCGATGTTAATGCAAATAATGTGTATGCTAGTAGTATATTAAGTGCCATTGGAAATGTATACGGAAATTATATTGTTGGTAACGGCAGTGCTCTTAGCTACATAACTGGTAGTAATGTAACAGGCACTGTGGCCAATGCTACTTACGCTGTTTACGCAGGCACTGTGTCAGCCAACAGCCAGCCAAATATTACATCTGTAGGCACTCTGACTAGTTTATCAGTATCTGGCGATGTCAACGCGAATAATGTTTACACTGTTAACGTGTTAAGTGCCGTTGGAAACGTATACGGAAACTACATTGTTGGTAACGGCAGCACACTAAGCGGCATCGCAGGTGGTAATGTCACAGGCACAGTGGCTAATGCCACATACGCTGTGTACTCGGGAACAGTAACTGCCAATAGTCAACCAAATATAACCAGTGTTGGAACACTTTCTACACTGACTGTAACGGGAAATACACTAAGCGGGAATTTACTAAGCGGTGGATTGATATCCGTTGGTGGTAATATTTTAGGTAACAGTTTATTAATATATCGAGACGCTAATATTTTAGGCAATTTAAACGTTCAAGGCAACGTAACTTTTAATCAAAGTAATGTAATTGTTATTGGTGATCTTTACATTGAATTGGCTAACAATGCATCAACTTATACAGCAATCAACGGAGCAGGATTACAAGCAGGTAACAATGGCACCAGCAGTCTTACCAATTGGACATATAGTACTATGGCCAATGCTTGGTCAACCAATGTAGGCATCAGCGCCGCGGGCAATGTTTCGGGCACTTATATACTGGGTAATGGATATTATCTCACAGGACTCAGCGGAGCTACCGGCAACTACGGTAACAGTAATGTAGCTGACTATTTGCCAACATATACTGGCAATTTAACTGCTGGAAATATCAGCACTACTGGTAATATACTGACAGTTGGGCTAATTAGCACTTCAGGGAATGTAATAGCCGCTTATTATATAGGTAATGGCAGCGCATTAAGCAGTATTACTGGTGGCAATGTAACTGGCACAGTGGCCAACGCCACGTATGCTGTTTACTCAGGCACAGTATCAGCCAATAGTCAACCAAATATCACATCGGTTGGAAATTTATCTACCTTAACTGTAACAGGAAATACTCAGTCAGGAAACTTGCTGACAGCTGGGGTAATGTCGGCCACGGGAAATGTCACTGGTGCTTATTTTGTGGGAAATGGTTCGGCACTGGCATCTATAACAGGCGGTAATGTAACTGGCACGGTGGCTAATGCTACGTATGCCGTGTCTGCTGGCTATGCTGCTACTGTAACAGCCAATAGTCAACCAAACATAACTTCAGTTGGCACATTAACATCATTGACTGTTACCGGAACAACACAGTCAGGCAATCTGTTTACCGGCGGAAATGTTTCCGCCACAGGTAATGTCTACGCCAATAATATCAGTGTTGCTGGTACGCTATCTTATGCTTCTATAGTTGGGACAAGCATTAGTGCTACAGGCAATATTTCAGGCGGCAATTTATTAACTACAGGATCAATCAGTGCTGGGGGAAACATCACCGTTGGTAATGTCAGCACAGCCGGAAATGTATCGGCAGCTTATTACTTTGGCAATGGCTATAACTTAACTGGTTTGGCCAATGTTACATTTGATGTAGCTCCTCCTAGCAATGCCATAATTGGTGACATTTGGATTGACAGCAATACTGGCATACAGTACATTTATTTTAATGACATTACTGGCTATGTATGGGCCGAGATGGAAGCACAAACTAGTTTTTCTTCTTCAGGCTATGCTAATTTAACTACAAATACTACTAATACACAGGTGTTGTACAATGCTTCAAACGCCATAGTGGGCAGTAACAATTTAACTTTTGATGGTACTACACTCAGCGCCCAGGGATTGGCGGTGGGCACAGCATTACAACTGACGGCCAACAGCATACTCAGCACTACAAACAATAGTAATTTAACAATTAACACCACAGGATCTGCTAGTTATATCAATATGCTAGGTGGACTGACTTTATTTGGTTATGGCGGTAACAAATTAATACAAACTGTGGGCGATGCTGTAAGTTTTTATGCTCCCACACTTAATTCCACTTACAGCTCGATCAATATTATAGGAAGTTTAGATGGAAATACCGTATCTCCTATACAGTCCGGGGTAATGTTACACATATCAGGACAGCCAACACTGCCTAGTCGCATTTACAATGACGGCGCCAATGCCTATGCCGCATACATAGGCCGTATGTACAATGGTAATGCTTCGGCCCCTACACAGTTATTAGCAAATACTACTTTTACACGCTTTGCTGGTACTCCTTATGGCAATACTGGATTCCCAAGTTTAAGTACCACACGTATAGACATGGTTACTACAGAGGATCAAACTGCCACTAATCGAGGCAGTCAGATGACATTCTGGACCACGCCACAAGGATCTAATGTTGTAACACAAGTAATGAGTCTTACTCAGGCCAATCTTAGTATTACTGGTAATATCATAACATCGGGCAATATTTACGGCAATGTCAATGCCAACTATGGCGGCAATTTAAGTGCCGCAGGCGATGTGTACATCGCTGGAAATCTCAGCGTGGCGGGTACGGTCAACTATGTCCCTGGAACTTACGGATCATTTGCCAATACAGCTAACATTACCGCTGCAGCCACTAATACAGCCTATCCATTACTCTTGG